GTTAGATCTTCTCCACCATATGCATTGATCGCAGTGATTTCAGGGAACTTCGAGGTCAATAGGATTTCATAATCAGCTGGAACAATCGCACGTTCTTGAGCTTGGAACCAACGTGGAGCATTGAAACGTGTTACTTCAATAGGTTCAATGTTTGCTCCAGCTTGCGCATTCTGATTTGTTACAATTGAAACAGGACTTGTTAATTCTGAAGCTCCTGATGATAAGGTTGGATCGAAGTTGATAACGAAGAAGCCTGCGCCATTTGGAGCGGATCCTGATGAGAGACGATAGTCAAGAATAATCAAGGCACCATTCTGTGGTTCGGCTCCAATGATATTATCCCCAAGTAGAATTTCATAACGTCCATCAAGAGCCGAAGTCTGAAGGAAGTAGACTTGACTATTTGCATTAAGGCCGAGAAGACTCGGCGCAAATGCAAAGTTCTGTGCAATGGTATTTGATCCTTCGAATACGTTCACAACGAGAGAAGTTGTATCAGCATTTTCGTTGGTGAGTAGAAATGAATTGATTCCAGGAGCTTGATTATTATAGATGTAACTATCCTTGACGTATGTACCTTCGTATATATTAGTGGTGAATATAAAGGTACTGTTAGTGCTACTAACAATGATGTTCTCGGGGATGGAGAAGGTATAATTATGGTTCTTGTATGGGCACGAAAAAGTCTGTCCTTTGTTGACAACGTATGGACCTGGACCGTTAGCCTGGAATGTGATCGTAACATTTGCATAAGCAGATAGTGCGGAAGTCGGACAATAGTTGACTTCTTTGGCATGACTTTTAATGTTGACCGGTAATTGAGCACTGTCAATAAATCCTTCCGCAATGGCCATGTTAAGGTAAAATGCATTACGAAACGTATTGACCTGAAGGATATCGAGCAAGATATTGATATCGGCTCCCGTAAAGTCATAGTCCTTGAAACGATCTTGTCCTTGCATCCACTGGATAAACGACTGTTTTCCAGCGTCGAAGTCCAGGCTGACTAGGTTAATGGCTGAATTAGACATTCAAATTTATCCCCAACTTACAATCATGAGTATTTATCCGTGCTTCCATTGACCTTGTTCCCTTAATATCTGATCGATGCTATCCTGCCAAACAGTGTTTTCATCAAGTTTCTGGAAGCCTGCCAAAGGCATCAAAGCTACTTTCACCCAATTCTGTGGATTAACAACCATGAGTGGAGACCGCACCTGACTGATTAAATATCGCTTAATACATGGAGTGAAGTAAGCAAACCGCGATGATTTCTTCAATGTCTCATATGTCACATTCAGTTTCGTCAGAGGATCCATCTCAGTAGTCGTTCGTAACGTCATTAGCTGTGCTAGAAGAACCGTTCGCATCTGCGGATGCAAATAATGCAAGTTCATCCCAGTCCAACCATTTGTATGTAAAGTGAAAGGAATACAGATTGGGAACATATCCCAATATTTCAGCTTTACTTTTGTTTTGGCGTCGTACTTGAAGAAGAGGAGCTTCCCGATTTTGGATGCGTCGAAGGCGTTGGAAGTTTCGAGGATATTGGCGGTGGCAAGGGACTGTCTGAGTTTGTCCCTGGAAGATTCGTTGTCTTCTTGTGGTGGACTGGTATTAGACTGCGCAGCTTGTGCCTTGGGCTCGCCTTCTTTACGAAGTTCTGACCTTTCGTGGCCTTGTTCATCTCTAGCGACATCTTTTCCCCATATTGCTTGTGCGGTTTCTTTTATCTCATTTAAAAACCATTGCAGAGTACTCTTCTTTGCAAACTCACCTTGACTCTGAAAGCCTTTTAACATCTCATCAAAGGTTGGCATTAATGTTTCTCGTTATATGTTATACCTAAGTGTTCTTCGTTGAACACAACGAACTTCCAATTACGTTCCTCACAGTATTTAGTAGCAGCCTCCCATTTGCACTGGTTCTTTGCAAAGGTCACACACTCCTTCATATACTTCATCATCCCAGACTTACTATCATTCTTCTTAGTTGGCATCATTGTCTGAGCTTTAGGCTTGATCTCGACCATGATTGTCTGACCATTCTTAAACTTCACGACAAAATCTGGAAAGTATCGCCCTGGATGACCACGTGTCTTATCGAAATAAGGCAAAGACACTTCTTCATTCTTCCACCATTCAACAGCTGAATTTGTATCCAACCAGAACATCATCTTACGTTCCCATGATGATCGATAAACGATGTTCGTTGGATCGCCCTGATAACGGTCTGGGTTATGAGGCTTGAAAAATCCCTTTTTTATAGGCATCTGAAATCCCATGATAAATATTCTATATACCAACTATTTATCGAGGAAAATCATGTCATCAGGCGATGCATTCGGCCAATTCTCACCGGGGATAAGTCCCTCAAATCGCGTCAATGGTAATCGTAAGGTCTTGAAATCAACTCAAGTTCCGGCTTCGGGTTCATCGACTTGGGCTAATTTTCAGCCAATCCAATATAAGTATCAGGACGCACAAAATCATCGGGATCATTTCAAGAAGCAAGTCAAACAATACAATCCATTGATCACCGATGATGTTCTGAAGGCTATGAACATCGGTAAGAATGGACAAGGTACTCAAAACCAAAACAATCGTGTAACTCAACAGATCATTCAAGATGATCCACAGTTTTCGAATAGTTGGACGAAAGGTTAAGGAGATAAATTATGGGGCAAGGTGGTGCTGAAGCAATTAGTCATCGACTTCTAACTGAAATGGGGTCTGGTAATTTTTTGAAACAACTAACAAGTATGTCCAATAATGGCATCATGAGTTCGATTCAAGGATTATTAAGTCAAGGTGTAGCTGGTGCTGGAATGGGCAGTAGCGGTCAAAGTAGTAGTCCAGGCAATCCACAACAAGGAGCCGGTTCAGATAACTACGGTGACCTATCCGGAGTGTGGCAAACTCTAGCTCAGAATGCAGTTGCCGCTGCACAGAACCAAACCAATGCTCAACAAGCCGGGATCGAAATTCCTTGGTACATTGATATTACACAACCTGGAGTCATTGATCCCGTTCTAGGTGTTGTCAATAATGGTATCATAACAGGTAGTAATACAGGTGTCGCAAACGTTATCAATGTTACAACACCAGCAGCAAATGCAATTTCAAATGTAATCAACAGTATAACAGTATCGAGGGCTCCATAAATGAGTAGTGGCGATGGTGGTGGTAGTCAAGTCATAGATCCAACAATGTTTGAGTTCCAGGGGCAGGATCAACAACCTCAGGGACAATCAGGTCAACAGAATGTTCATCCGGATAGTCCTGATTGGGAACAGAAGCCTTATAATAACGAACAAGGAGCTTATAATCCACATTATCAGGTTCTTGAATATCATTCGGATGGATCATGTCATACTTACGATCCAACTTTGAATGTTCGTTCTGAAGAACATACTGGAGGACATCACAAAATCTGGGCTCCCAATTTCTATGGAAAGTTCATGACCGGTGAATATGGTAAGGTTATTGGATCTCATCAACGTCCTTTGTATGGTGGACATTGTGATGCGAACTATGTCTGTCATCAACGAATCAACTATGGTGGTGGTTATTCGATGACAAGTAAAGGTGATAGTGCAGTCTTCCATGGAGGTAATCACTCATCTCATACATCTGGATCACATTCACACGAAATAGCTGGTAGCTCACGTACCCGAGTAAACGGACCAGCATCAAGTCATTCAACACATGATCCTGATGGTAACTTGATGGCTATCGTATCTCATACGAATGAAAATTCACATATGGCCAATATCAATGGTAATTCAAATATGACTGCGGGTCAGAATCCCCGACAAGTTAGTGGCAAAGGTAATATTGTCACGACGGCAAAAATGAATACGGATCAACAGACAGGTCAGGATTGGAAACATCAAGTACAAGGACAAGCGATGCATCAATCCCAACAACAATATCAAATCAAAGCTGGAGGTCCTGGTGTTGTTTTACAAGGTACTGGTGGAATGAAAATCCCGGCAATTATGCCCCCAAGTGTACAGGTTAAATCATGATAATAGATGCAAATGGTAATGGCTCATTTTTATTTCAATCATTACAAGCGAACGACGCAAGCCTATATACATGGGATCAGAGCGAAGAAAATCTTGGGTTCATTGCTGTTACATTATTGAATGTTCAGGGCAATGTTCAGGCTAATAACTTCAATGGTAACAATGCTAATCTAACAGCTAACGTCACAGCTAATAACATAATCGTTAATAATTTAATATTAGGAGGAACAACAGTACAACCTCCAACTGTCACAATTCTAACTGGAAATGCTAATAATCTAGTTTCTCAAACAGGAATCTATTCGCCTCCAGCAGGATGTGTTTGGTTTAAAGTTCGTATGGTTGGTGGTGGTGGTGGTGGGGCTGCATGGAATAGTGCTGGTGTTTCCGCAAATGGAACCAATTCAGTATTTGGTAATACTTCACAAGGTCCAGCTGTTACATGTGCTTTTGGTCAATTGGGAGCTAGTATTGCTGGTGGTCCTGGTGGTAATACTTCTACTATTGGAACAGGTGGTAATAGTGGTTGGACTGTTATTGGAGCTAATGGAGCCGCTGGTCAAGGATCATTTAGTCCTGATAGTACAAGTTATTCGATGGGAGGATCCGGAGGAGGATCACCTTTCGGTGGGTCAGGAGCCGGTGGTGGACATACGCTTGGAGGTTTCGGAGCAATAACAAGAACAGGATCCGGTGGTGGTGGTGCTGGTGGTGAACCAAGTGTTCCAGGTGGTGGCGGTGGTGGTGCTGGAGCATATGCTGAAATTTATGTGACCATTGTTGCAAATAGTTATCCATATACTATCGGTGCAGCTGGTATTGCTGGAACAGTTGGAAATCCAGTAGGTAATAATGGAACCGAAGGTGGAACAGGATCAGGCGGAAATGGTGGTCAAGGTATTATCATCATCGAAGAACATTACATAGGATAACAAATGGCTGATAGATCATCACAAATCAACATCAATCTAAAACAGAAGATTTATTGGAGAGACTTCGACCGTAATCTTTCCTTGAATCCTGTTACAGATGAGCTTGTCATTCTTCTCAATGGTGCATCTGTTACGAATGCCGTTGAGAACCTTGTCATGACTAATAGTGGTGAACGTTTTTACCATCCTGAAATCGGTGGTAACATCTTGGCAACGTTATTCAATCTGATGGATTATCTTCAAGACTTTCAGACTGATAATCTTGAAAATGAAATCCAGAACATGCTCTCAGTCCAAGAACCACGTGTTCAGAATGTATCTGTATCAACTCAATTATTCCCTCAAGACAATTACATCGTTGTGAACATTGAATTTACTGTCATAAATATACCGAATCAAGTCTTTAGCCTACCAATCGTAGTGCCAATTCGGGGTGGTTAATGAGCCAAACATATTTCTCGGCATTCCCGCAGATAACATACCAAAACAATGCGTGTGTGGATATATCCGCGCGAGTTGCCTTGTTCCAACAGCCAAAGTCGCCCCAAACCTATGCACCAGCTAGAATTCCGGGACCGGGAGCAAGAGCCGATATCATGGCTGGTAAGATCTATGGAGATCCGACATTCGATTGGATTTTTTATCTAACCAATAGCATCGTCGATCCTTATTTGGGATGGCCATTAGAATCAGGCGACTATGCCAACTACATTGTCAGTAAGTATGGCAGTCAAGCCAATGCTGAACAATACATCTTGTATTGGAGAACCGCATGGCCAATTGGTAATCCTACATATCCTCCAAATTGGTACAATGCTCAACCTGAAGTAACTCGAAAGTATTTCACACCAACTTATGGATCGAAGAATGAAATCATCTATTATACCCAACTCTACCTTGATTGGAAAGTATCAACCAACGCCGTTGAGAATTGGACCATCGAAATGGACTCAGGAAACACCGCTTACAATCCAGGTGATTTCCTTTCCGTGGTTACAGCCAATGGCCAAGTCGGAAGTGCTCAAGTCATATCAGCCAACCTCACAAACGTTATCGTGAACCAACCCAATGGAAACAATTCACCGGCCATGGCCATTACCGATTTCAGTAATTCATCCATATCCAATGCAGTTATCGTTGATACCACAGTTATTGAACAAGCTATATCATTTGATGAGATCGTATATTGGGAACCAGTCACGGCGATGATGTGGGAGAACGAACAACAGGCATACAAGTCACTTATCAATGTGATGGATCCAAACTATTCGTTCCAGACATATCAATCAATCATTAAAGCATTGCGAGGATTATAATAAACGATGGCATATATCCAACCCGGTAAAGGACTAATCATGGACTTTACTATTAATGGCATCGAACTATTACCTTTCGTCAACGTCATGAGATGTTTCGAGAGTGTATGTAAACAATATCTGACGGCTCAAGTAATTCTATTTGATACTGATAACTTGATGCCAACCTTGAATATCGTAGCTGGTATGCCATGTACTTTAATGATGATGGCTCCTCCTAACACGGTCATCTATAGTCCTTCAAATATGAAGATCCTAAAAATGAAAGGTGAACCGGCTCCGGGTACTTTGAAGTTTCAGGTCTATACTATCGATATGGTAGGCATTGAGTACTATCAAGATCGTATGAACATTGTTCGTAATTCATTCGCAACACAAGGCACCGCAGCTATCGCAGCTATCTGGGGTCAATACATTGGAACTCCATTTAGTGTTGATTCAGGCTCATCAGGGATCATTGGATCTCAAGGTGGACAACCAGCTACGAAGAATGGTCAAAAGCCATTCACAGCTATGTATGAAATCATGAAGACCCTAGCAGGAGGTCAAGGTAATTGGCTTCTATATCACGATAAAGATACGGCTCGTATTAATCAACTTGAGACAATGCTTGGTTCGGCTGTACAAGAGAACTTTATCCAAGGTGAAACTTGGGGATCAACTTTCAATAATCTTAATATCTATCGTTCAATCGTTGTTGCTCAATTACAAGCTGGTCGTGGTGATGGAGGTTATACATCAGGAAGTCAAATTGCAAAAATGGCAACTCAATCTCTATCAGTTATGGATCTAGGATTAGGTAAAATTCTTCAGACTGGAATGCAAAATATCACATCTGCGGCTGGAGGAGCATTACAAGGTATAAGCGGAGCCTCATCACAGTATGGAGGTCGAGATAATCGTCAGACCATTAATACATCTGGTATTGCCGCAGCTGTCTCACCAATCGCTAAAACAATTTCTGAAGGTGCCTTCTCAGCAGCAGTTCGTAATGGTCCACAGATTGCATTGAAGGTTCCACTTCAGACAGGTCTCAATGTTACTGTCGGTAAACAAATTCATGCTTCATTATTACCACCATCAACCGGTGATGCTGGTTTGAATGGAGTATTACTTGATCGAGACTGGATGGTTGCTGATCTTTGTCACGAAATATATCAAGATGACCGTGAACTAAACGCAACCACAAATATGCAGTGCGTTACGTCTCCAACTAGCTGAGAGGTAACACATGGCAGATAGATCAGATACTATAAACTCTCAAAATAATACTCCAACAGTAACATCACCTGAAGAAGCTGGTCGAATCTGGCAACGTAAAGCTTTACGAGCCGAAGAAGTAGGTGGTGGTCGAAATATAATGCCACGTCTACATAGATCTCTTCCAACTCCCGAAGATCTAATGCGAGGAAATATTGATCCAAAGAGAGATGATAAAGATATTGAAGATTGGCAAAATTCTAAATCACCAGCAAAAAAGATATCAGAAATACTTCCTCAAGCAGGTAGTGGTGGCGGTGGTCCAATGGGTGGGGCTCCATATCCAGAAGGTAAAGAATATGCCGGTAAGGTTCGTCAGATAGAAAGTGGTGGTAACGATAAGGATGTCACTGGTCCTAACGTTGGTCGATATCAATTCAGTAAAGATCAATTCCCAGGTATTGGAATGCGTTGGGAACATAGATTTGAACCTGAAGAACAAGACCGTGGTTTATATAATCAAAATTCTCAAATTGCTCAAAAATGGCGAGAACTTCATAATGGAGAAAATCCAACTCCAGCCCAGATGTATCAGATGCATCAACAGGGTATTGCCGGTACAGCAGCTATTCATGATCCAAAAAATAAAGATAAACCAGCTGATGAAGTTGTTGCAGGAGCAATGGGCTATTCTAAAGATAAAGCTAAAGAAGCTATCATGGCCCAGACCGGTAGTAAAGATATCGCTGGTGGTAAGATGCCAACAGCTGGTCAATTTGCTGAACATTGGAACAATCTCTATAAGAATGCCAAGGAATCAAAAGATGATGTTGTGAAGACCCAAAGTGGTGGTAACACAACTAAGCCACAACAAAGTACACCATCACCACAGATTAATCAATTAAGTACTCCTAAAGATGAACCGCTGCCTGCAAGAAATACCAAACCGGATCCTCCACTTCAATTACACGGATTAAAAGAAGATCAAGCTGAAGCTATGCGTGAAGGAGCTAAGATAGCTTTCGGTGATCCAGCTAGTCCAAATACTCGTTATGTTATTTCCACAGGTGGTCCTGATAAAGCTTCAGAAGGTGGTGTTGGAGCCGATGCTTCTCACCAAAAAACTCCATCAATGCATAATCAAGGAAAAGCTGTTGACGTTCAAATTTGGGATCGTCAACAAGGAAAATTCGTTGGTGGAAGTATGGATATCGATAGTAATGCTTTCGGTAATCCAAAAACATATCGACATTTTGAATCTCTTGCTCAAGGTGTCTATCAACATGTCTTGAATACAAAGGGTAAAGAAGAAGCTGATCAGTATTCTTGGGGTGGTCGTTTCGGTCATTCATTTCAATCAAAGCCGGGGCATATGGGTCCTGATGAAATGCACTACTCTAAAGGAGAAGAGGAATCTTTACGTAAAGTAACTGAACCTGCTTCAGGTGCAATGGGTAATTCGACATTCCAAAAACTAATCATTGATAAAGGTGGTATGACAAAAGGAATGGGAACTAACCCATCAACCTGGAGATCAGATTATCAGAATGAACCTACCTTTGCCAAGACAGGCGATGCCGATAAAATTCCCGATAAAGCATCACAAGCCGAGAAACCTAAAGGTTCTGATGATATTAAAGCAACAGTCGAAGCAGCTAAACCAAAAGCTCCAGATAATGCTCCAAAACCTAAAGAATCAGATGCTACTCTTAAAGAGAAGGACAAATCGGCTCAGGCGTTCGTCGATAAATATATACATCGGGAAATAATACGTGAAAAAAGCAAAGTTGATGATCAGACTACAGTAAAGGGTGATGATGGAAAGGATAAAAGAGGGGATAAAGATCCTAAATCGAACCCAACAGGTTCGACTGATAAACGGTCAGATTCAACGAATACGGATAAACAAGAACTTAAAAGACTAAGTGATACGAAGAAGTTACAGGAGGCAAAAGTGGCACCAGGACCAAATCCAGCAAATCCATACATGAATACGCATGAATTTGAATATGCCGTTGTCAGCAGCAGTGGAGCTACTGATAAGACAAAACAACAACGAGTTCAGATTTCACCGCAATCAATGGCTGGTGTTGAATCACAATCATTACCATATGCAAAAACCCATATGGCACATACCCAAGAAGCTCCAACATGGAAGTCTCCTCACTCTTACAAGAATGGTAACATTGTGAAGGTTCGTAAGGATCCTCAAAGTGGTGAGTGGGAAATACTTGGTAACCCAGGAACAGTCAACGCATGACATTTGAAATAGATAGTTTTCGATCAGCAGCATCCGGAGGGTTTCAGAAACTCGAACATTATCGTGTTCGTTTTCCGTATCCTCCTTTGATGCTTACTCAAACATATAAGGGAGCTAATACAACGAATGCTGTTTCGGGTTTAGAATTCTATGCAGATAGTACAGACTTCCCCGGAGCCTCATTAGCAACACATGATGTAACACGTTATGGATATGGTCCTTCGGAAAAGAAACCATCATTCACAAAATTCAATGACATTATGATTACCTTCTATGCGGATGCGAACGCTGATAACCTAACGTTCTTTCAAGCATGGTTGAATACAATCAATAATTTTAACTTCTCAGGGGGGATCAATTCGCTCGTTCAGAACACTCAATTTAATATTCCTTATAGCATGGCTGGTGGAGCGAATGTGTATGAGATAGCTTATAAAGACGACTATGCTGTTGATGGTTGGATTACAATGTTTGATAACGCCGAAAATCCTGTTACAACTATATTCATGCGTCAGATGTATCCAATCAATATTCCTGAGATCAAAATGGGATGGTCTTTGACACAAGACATTATGCGAGTAACAGTTATCTTTACGTTTGTAGACTGGTATATTGTGAACGGAGATCCAGATGATCCAGGATCAACACAAGAGAATATTGGCGTTGGACCATTAAATAATGGAAACAACAACGTCGTAGGAGCTTTAGGATAATGTCAAATCTAAGTAACGCCCCATTCACACCAACTCAACAGAGTCCATTGAGTAGTTATTCAACTGTTCAACTACCAAACTTTAATCAATTTTCGACTGACCAGAATGCTATTAATCAAGAAGGTGCAGCTGTTACGACACAATTCGGAGGGGGTGTCTTAGTCTATCCAGCTGATCCACCAAAGTATATCATGACATTTAGTGTCCAAAACTACAATCGATCAAGCTATAACGCAGTTGGTCAATTTCAGACAGCTGGTTATCCTGGTATCGTTATGCCTCTTCCGTCTGAACTTGCTAATCTTTCAGAATCAAAATGGGAAGAACAAGATTCAGGTTTATTGAGTTTAGCCGCAGCTGGTATTGGGGCTCTTACAGGAGGTATTGGAGGACGCCAAACAGGTGCTCAAGGTGCTGTTAATCAGGGTCTAACAGGATTTTTTAATGCAGGCGGTGGCGCTGCTGCAACTGCTGCTC